TCCTCCACCTTCGCGCACTTACGGATACCCACCGACACCTTCCAATGTATTCCTTTTTTATTAATGGCATCCTGCAGCGAGTCGGTCGCCATGACCTGCTTCTTGCCCTTCCCGACCCTCGTCAGGCCCACCTTTTTGGCCTCCTTGGCCGCCTCCTTGGCCGCTTCATCCGAAGGATTCACGGCCAGCGACTTGCGCGGCTCGTCAAGTGACAGCGTCGCTGGTGATGCCTCATCGACCTCGATCTCCACCATCTCAAAGCCGTACCTGACCCCATCCTCGCCGTCCTTTTGCTTGCTGATGTGTACGACGCCTCGCGGTTGATCGTCAAACCTGAGCAGCTCCAGCTCGGTATCCACTGCCCCGAGCAGCGATGAATGTCCCCGCAGCCCCTTGGCCTGGTCCTTACCGCTGTGGTGGATGATGAGCAGCGCGGCATCGAATACCTGCTGCAGGTGCCCGCATGACGTAATGAATGCACCCATGTCCTCGGAGCTGTTCTCGTTGCCCCCGCCGAAGGCTCTGGCGAGCGTATCGATGACGATAAGGTCAATTTTTAGCTGACGGGTTTCTGACAACTCTGCCACGGCCAGCATGAGCGAGTTGATGTCCTCGGTGCTGGATCTGAGGTTGATCTGGTGTCTGAGGATGTAGATCGGGATGCCTGCGTCGATCTGGTGGTGGATGCGGCAGGCTTTGATCCTGGCCCCGATGCCGCCGTGGCCCTCGCCGGCGATGTAGACCACGGCACCGTTCTCTGATGGCTTTGCCGCTTGGCCCATCCAGGGCGCCCCGCGGGCTATTGACGCAGCCAGATCCAGCGCGATGAACGACTTGAACGATCCTGGCGGGCCGTACAGCGCGATAAAGCCGCGGCGAGGTATGACCTTCTCAACGAGCCACTCGACTGGCTCGTCCTTGATCTCGTCCCATGCCTCAAGGTTAAGCGTCTTGCGCGGTGGCGAACCAATAGTTTCGTTATGGTTCGCTAATGGGTTCGCCAATGGTTCGCTGGTGGCAGGTGATGCCGTTGCCTCCGGCGCCGGCTTCTCGCTCACCCGCTCGGGCGCCTGGACCTCATCGGCGGCGGTGATGGGCGCCTGCGCCTTCACCAGATCCGCGAGGTCTTGGCGCGTCTTGCCTTGCGTGTAGATCCATTCGTAGGCGTCATCGCCCAGGCTTTCGCCGCCCAGATCCACGACGCGCACGCTCTTGGCGAGCGGTAGCAGCTTGGCCGCCGCCTTCTTGGCGTACTTCCAGCCTGGCGTATCGTTGTCAGGCAGGATCACGACGTTGGCCCCGGTGAAGTATTCCGTGATGGCGTCGGGCCAGGTGCCTGACCCTGCGTGACTGGTGGTGGCGACCGATCCCAGGCTGATGATGGCGTCGGCCGCCTTCTCGCCTTCGGTGAGGTAGACGTAGCGGCCCTTACTTATGGCATCGCGCAGCTCCGGCAGCTTGTACGGCACGATCCGGGCGTCGGCGAGCGTGGCGTGCCTGCGCCCTGCCTCGTCCACCTTCAGGAGCTTGTAGTCCTTGCCCTTCGCGTCCGCGGTGCGAAATCGTTGCTTGATGAAAAGCGTCACACCTTCCTCGTCCGCGTAGTGCCACTCCTGCTCGAGCTGCCGGGTGATGGGCTTGATCAGCGCAAGAGGCTCGACGTTACGGCCCTCCAGCTCCGGCAGGAACCCGCGTTCTCTCATGGTGGAGAACACGCTGCCCTGATCGCAGCCGCCGTGACAGTGAAATAGGGCTTTGCCGTCCGGTCCTTCGCTGATGGACAGGGACGGGTTCTTATCGCCGTTGCCTCTGCCGTGACCTGGGACCGGGCAGCTGGCAACCCATTGCCCGTTGACCTTCTTCGCGTTGCCTAATTGCTTTGCGATTTCTTCGGCTTGCATTTGAGCCTTCAGTTTTTATTGAGACAAAAAAACCGGGACCGTGATGGCCCCGGTTCGTTTACCGATGAGCGTTAAAACATCTCGTCTTCAGCCACCGCCCGAGCCGTGGCCCTAGCGGGCGCCGGCGCTGCAGCAGGCGCAGGCGCAGGTGCCACATACTCCTCGGCCTCCGCGGGCGCTCCCATCCCGGCAGGGCGGTCGATCCAGTTCACGATTGCGAACTGCGGGATGCGTGTCGTGCCCTTACCGATCTTCTCCATCTTCGAGCCTTTGTACTCGACCACGGGCAGCTTGCCCGCGTTGGCCTCGCGCTGCGCGGCGCAGGCCGTGTACAGCTGCTCCAGGCCCATGTTCGGACCGACGCCGTTACTCGACCAGCTCGCGGTGCCGATCTCCTTGTTGTAGAACGTGACCTCGAAACCGCGCTTGTGTTCAGGCGTCGGCTGCGCACCCTTACGGCCGAGCGATGCGTCGGGTTGCCAGTCCCGGACACCGACACCGAGCAGGAGCCAGCCGGTAATGACGTTGTCGATGTCGAAGACGACCTTCTTGATCTCGACCTCGCCGCCCTCGCTGTTGGTCCAGGCGTTGGCTTGAGGAGAGAAGCGCAGGAAATTGGAGTTGCCTCCACCAGATGACAGATTTAGCATTTGCTTTTTGCTTTCAGAGTTACGAGTTGACCCGTGGGACGGGCATTATTGACGCAGCGATGCGTCCCTTGCAATGGTTACGCCTGAGCTTTCCTTAACGGTTAAGTCCTCAAGCATCCCCCTTTGCTCCTTTGCTAACAGCTTTTCCACAGCCGCCGGCGAAATAAATTCAGTTATTAACAGCTTCTCCACAGGCACACCTGCCTCGATGAGCGCTTCTCGCGCCTTGGCCTCGCTGGCCCACTTGCGCGTTGCTCGCTTGGGCGCGAGCTGCCACCCCGGCAGCGTCCCCCCGTCCTTCATGCGCTCGAGGGCGTGCTTGCGCAGGGCATCGACGAACGCCTCGACGATCGGAGCGCGGTCCAGGAGGTCGCTCATCTGCTCGTCTGATAGGCGCACCATGACCGACTTGATCTGGTCCTTTGTCATCGAGACGATGCCAGGCTCCTGCTGCGCGACCAGCTCGAAGGCTTCCGATTGCGCTGGGCACGTCAGGCGTGCTGGGCAGTATTGGCACGCTTTCTCGGTGGGCGTCGGCTTTTGTGTTGGATCTGTCGCGGCGTTGATGGCCGGGATTAGTGTCTTCTCTTCCCATGCGCGCAGTTCGCTGATTGTCATTGCGTGATTGCGCGGATCGCCGTGGCGCGGCTGGACGATATGCAATTCAATTCGCTGAATGTTTTCTAGCTCTAAATGCATCAGCGCTGCCAGCGCGTAAATCTTTAACTGATCGTTGTCCGCGTCAACGTACCCCTGGCCCGTCTTTAGATCGACGATATGCAGCACATCTTTGCCGACGCCGATAACGTCTGCTGTTCCGCGCAGCAGAACATTTTCCCAGTCAGCGTAAATTACATTTTTCTCCAGCATGATGTTGTCGGCATCGCCGAACTGCCACAGTTCATCTATGTAATCCAGGTGCTGCCATGCCATCTCGCAGTGCCACTTAGCAAGCGTCACGCCTTCCACGACCTTGCCGATACTGTTCATTGGATCGTCTTCGGTGAGGTAGCACGTCTCAGCGAGCGCGTGGATGGCGGTGCCGGCCATTGCTGCATCGCCGCTGGGCGTGGGCGGGATGTCCTTGGACAGGATGGCGCTGGCCGGGCAGGCGATCCAGCGCGAGGCGGCCGAGGGGCGAAGGATTAGGGGTTCGCTCATTGGTCGTAACCCTCTTGACCTGCGTACATCGTCCATTCTTTTGCCTTTTCCAGCATAAATAAACCTTCAGCGCGAGTCATCTTTGAAGACCTGATGAAAAGATCTCCATCGTCGTCGTATGCAATCACCATGACATCGGTCAAGTTTTTTTTCATTGCAGATTGCAGGGCTTGCTCTGCTGTGTAGTTGTTACTCGCCGGCAGCTCTACTACATTTTTATTATTCATTAGCTTTTCACTTTCAAATATTCGCTATGGATGCGGCCGCACAGTTTGCACTCCTGGTGATACATGCCACCGTAAATCCAAGCCCTTGCGGTCCAGATGTGCCCCGTCTTTTCGCAAAGCCACCATCCCAGCCTTACGTACCAAGTCTGTTCCATGTCAATCCTTTCCTAAAGGTGAAACGTGCGGCTGCGGATACAGTCGTTCTACGTCGTCTTGATACTCGCCAAGCGCTATATGTGCGCTAGCCCACCATTTGCTTACGACTGCGGTCTCTGAGCATGACAGCAGCAGACACTCAAGCTCCAAGGCAAGGCGCTTAGCGTGTGACGCAATGATCTCCTCTTTGCGCAACCGC